GAACAGAAAGCCCATCAAGGATGACAACAGCAGGGTCGGCAGAGGCCAGCCTTCTGACTGACGGGCATAGTTCTCCATCCTTTCGTACCTGCGGTATTTGCTTCTCTTCGCCATCACTGTTCCTTACAAACTTAAAGGTACTTGGGTTCCATCCGATAGAATACAGCCAGTCCTTAACTTGATCTGATGAGTTAGGGTTAGCACGTTCTTCACCCGTCTTAACGACAAAAGACTGTACGCCTTCTGGCTGCTTATATTCTTTGCGTAGTTCCTCAAACCTTTCGCCATGTGACGATAGCTCACCGTCCTTCTTGTGCATTACTTTAGGACGTTGCTGTACCTTAGTTAGAACACGCTTAGGCATAGCATCAGCTAACTGCTCTATCTTATCAGCCTTCATAGTTTCCCATTCCGCTAGATGCCCCTTAGCTTTGGTTACATCTAGTTTCCACTGTAGGGCCTCTTGTTCTGCTGCACACTGTAGCTTAAACGTAAGGTACTCAATGAAACGCCACTTCTCATCTTCATCAGGGTATAGCTTCTTAAGTTTGATGTCCAAGTCACGCCATAGTCTAGCATTGATCTTAACGTCCTCATTACACCTGTGAGCATACTCTTCTGGTGTTAGGCTAGACCAATCAGTAATTTTAGGCTTAGGCACTCCATAGTCCTCTCCGTAGCCCTCAAGACCATGTTTGACACGGCTATGGTTTAGATACCAAGACAGAGCTAACGTATCTACTAGCTTTGCACCTATCTTAACACCTAGCACCTTTTGCACTGCGGGGATGTCAAACCTTACAATGTTGTGTCCTATCAAGATTGGTGCTTCCTCAAGGAAGATACGCATAGCTACATAGTCATGCGTGTGTTGCACATTCCCTTGGTCATCCATCCAAGATATTACATGGATCTTAGTGCTATCTAGTCCGTCTGTTTCTATATCAAATACTGGCAATTATATAACCTCTCGTAGTGTAAATGTTTCTGAGTTAAACCGCATCATACCAGCCCTACCTTCTTCGGAGCATGGGCGGTTCTTCTGCACTGTTATGTGCGTTGTATTACGTTCCTGTAAGTCTTCTGCCTCTTTGTCACGGGAGAGGTCTAGGATTACTGATGCACGTTGTCCAATCATCTTACAGTACTTAGGGTCACCATTGTCGTTAGTGTGAGCAATAGTAACTATACCTACGTTTAGCTCCGCTGATAATTTAGACAACCTGACCGATAAGTCAGCTAACATCTGCTCTTTACTCTCTTCTGACTGACCAGATACTACATCTTGAATAGGCTCAAAAAATACAAACTTACAGCCACACGCTTGACTAAAGTATCTAATCTGGTCGCATAGCTCATCAGCACCTTGACCATCACTTAGATAGAACTGGTAGAATAACTCATCCTTAGTTAGCTCTTTGATGGCACGTATAACATCATCCTCTGCTTGCTTCTCCTCTATGAGATCTCTGCGGGTCAGGTTATCGTTTAGCTGATACGACACAAGACCAAGTAAAGACCTTAGCTTAGTCTCTTCTAGGTGCCATGCAGCAAAAGGTATGTTATGTTGTAACATGTTGTACTCTAGGTAACGCATGATCTCAGTCTTACCAATACCTGTAGGCGCTTTGATGACTGTGAAGTGACCTTGCATAAGGCCCAAGATCTTATCGTCTAAAGCTATGATACCAGTTGGTACATATTGATGCTCAGGAGTATCTGTATACAGGCTAATGAAGTCATCAGTACTATTAAGAACATTCTCAGGTGTATACTTTTTAGCGTTCCACCATGCACTCTTGAACTCTGCTGCTGCATTATTGGTCAGGAACTCATTAGCGTCCTTGAACTTGTCATGTGGTACACGGTAAACCTTGTTAGGAAACAGTTTAGCCATACGATCAGCTACAGCATTCCCAGCTTCGTCGTTATCTACAGATAGGACAATTTTATCGAAGCTATTGAGCCACTCTGTACACTTCTCCCAGAGCTTCTTAGAGGGCGTAGCAGAGGGTAGAGATACTACAGGGTTAGTGTACTGGCTCTTAAGCATTTGGGCTACTGACAGAGCGTCTAGTTCACCCTCAGTAACTGTTACCATCTTAGAGCTACCAGCAGTAAACAGGTTCATACCGAACAGTTCATCACCCTTAAAGCCATCCTTAGTATAGAATACTTTCTCGTCTAGCTTGCGTACTTTAATTCCCCCGCTGGGGTACACATATTCCTGACGATCAGAGTAAGTCTGTACGCCAAAGTCTTCCATAGTCTTAGCTGTAATGCCTCGCATACCCACATAATTTCCACTGGCGGGGTCTTCTATACGTTTGGGCGTATAATCTATAACTGTACTCATACTATTATCATCTCTTTCCACTACTGGGTATTTGTCTTTAGCCCAATCAAACATCTGGCTCTTCGATGGGTAACCTCTTTCACATGCATGGCATCTTCCGTACCCATTGCTATTGTAGCTAAAGGCATCGGAAGAGCCACACGACACATATGGACAAGGCTGGTGCGCTGTCTCAGTCATGCGGCTCTCTCCTTTTATTAAGACTTAAGTCGTTTTATTTCTTCTCGTTGACAACGAATGACATACATACTTGCTTCTGTCATGTTATTTACAAGCCCTTGTCCACGACTCATATTTTTCTCAACGAACTTCTCAGCATACTCTAAGTCACGTTCGCAAATATCTCCAAACGGTTCTTGCTCTCCAAACTCATTTGTATAAGGTTTCAACGCAATATCTACACAGTCTTTACGGGCCATATAGTTAGTATTGCTCCTGATAGAAACCTTACCAGCATTAAGTATTCGGTTGGCACTACCTAAGTCTGGGGTTAGGTGTAATTGTAAACACATTTGCTGTGCTGTTTCATATAACTTCTTTGCATAATCTCTTTTACTCATAGTCGAGTTCTCCTAGTTTACTAATTTAAGTGTTGGTTGCTCTTGTAGAAATTGTATTAACTCGGGCTCTGCCGTATCTAAAACCTCTTTTAGCGACAAAAACCACTTAACGTAGTCTCTGGCTATACTAAGACCTATATCATCAGTCTCACAGCCCCTTATCAACTCAGATATTAATACACTTGCTGCCTCCTCTTTTGTTCCTTGGTACCGTTTACTATATAGCTCAGATATTCCCTTGATAGCCCCCATCGCCTCATCGATACGATAGTTTGGTACTACAGGATCTCTGCGCCTCTTAAGCTCTTTCTTAGCCTCTTTGTAACCCTCTAATGTAGATGACATCTCAGCTAACTCAGGATCAGACATCATTTCCTTACGGTCTTTCTCCCATCGGTTGACGGTTTCACGGCGAACGCCAAGAGCATCTGCGTGATCTTCTTGGGTTGGAACCATTGTGACATTTGTCACATTGCTTTTAGCCCCCTCTGATTGCCTATCCCCACCACGAGAATGAACACCCAAAGCATTAGCACGTTGTACATAGAAGAAACCCTTATCAATAGGCCTATTACCATCTACATCATTGTGAATGATAACATAATCCCACGCTTCTTCTTCTGTACCCTTAAACTCAATAAAGTTAGGTTCAACTTCAGCTTCCTGAGAAGCAAGATAACGATGACGACCATCTAAAATAGTACCGTTCCATAATACGATTGGCCTATCGGTGTCGTAACCTACTTCTTTCATCCTCTTTGCTAGAGCTTTAACTTGTTTCTCACCGTAAGTTACGGAAGCACAAGGTTTTGAAATCTTATAGTACATATTAACTCCTATCGTTGATACTTATGTCTTAACTTAAGTTACACTTTCAGTAAAGGGACAATTACTAATAGGGATATTTTTACAGGTATTATGCATCACAAATTGTTACAAATATGTTTCAATGCCTGTTCTTCCCTTCTACTAACTGTCGATTGATTTAATCCTAACATTTCAGCCACTTCAGATTGAGACATATCTTCCCAGAATCTTAACTTTAAAATATGCCACTCTTCCATAGATAAGCGTTGTTCAGCTACAGTAAGAATGTGGTTCTCATAATCTAACTTCTCATATTCCTCTGCATGGTCAGGTATAAATGACGAAAACTCTTCGTAAGATACAGCCTCAGACGACAGAATATTCCTTAGCCAGTTAGCACCATCTTCTGACATATTACCTATTTCTTCGTCGTTAATATCATGTGACAAACGCCTAGCTACGTTATGTTTAGGTATACTAACAGGTTGTAGGCTTAAGTTAATGTAGTCATGCATGGCTCTATTAGCCTCACGATACAGTTTCGCTGGGTGTACCTCTGGATCTTCAGTCCTTAACTCTAGGCAGACTATAGCCCCCTCAGATACTATGTCATCAAAGTCATTAGGCCTGTTATATTTATGTGCTAACTTACGACACATATTTATCAGATCTTCATTACTTATCATAAAGGCCTCCTCTTAGGCTTGATAGAGGCTGATATAACCTCAGTCTTTAGGCATTGACCTATAGCATCCCTATCTATGGCATACACAGGCTCGTAATAGGCTGGCAGAGCGTCTCCACAGGCCCTAGCACTAGGGAAGATGATATTAGATTGTAGGTAGTCACCATTTAGCGTGTAGCTCAACACAAGGACAGTATAGAACAACATTATAAATACTCCACTACTCTACCTGTATTCCACTTCTTAGCCTCTCTCTCAGCATCCTCACGGTCAGTAAATACCCTTACCTCAGTATCATACGTCCAAGGATTCTCCTTCCTTACGAAAGTATACTCCCCCTTCTCAACCTCTATTTCCACTACATACCTACCCACCTTCTTTCTCCTTATCTAAACCAGCCTTTACTAATTCAATAAAGCCTACGTTAAAGATATCCATAAAGGTTTCTGGGTCACACTCTACTTGTAGCGTAGCACTGCCATCCTCGTGCTCTTCTATATCTGTTATTTTTATCATGTCACTCTTCATGGTTTATTCTCCTTAGCCCCAAGGGCGTCGCATCAAAGATGCTCTGCTGTATCTACGAAATCTTTTATTGTAGGCACGTTTGATCTTCTTTACCTGTCCTGATTTCCATCGTAGGAACTTACGTGATTTACTTAGGGCATCATACTCATCACCACCCTTCATAGGTATACGTTTATTCATCTGTTATTCCTATACATGGTAATAGTATCGAAAGTTTACAGTACTTAGGGTATTCGTCATACGTCATAGCTATCAGTACTGGTGGTGCAGC